ATTCCTCCTCAGGAATAATCGTTTGGTCAATGTTTTTTGCATCCACCTCAAGGTCAACCGCATCCACCGCTGTAACAACAGCCTCCGGGATTGCCTCTGTGACGCTCTCAGTTTTCGCTTCGATAACGGCGAAGTCATTCGGCGGTACACGTCAATCAAGCCGCCCTTACCCATACGCACCAGGTGAGAAACCGCACCGCTGGAAGCCCTGACAAGCTCTGCGCCCGCCTTGATAACACGCTGTGCCAGGGGTTCGTCAAAGTCAAACAGTGGCTCAAACCAGTGGCCCCGTTCATCTTTGCCGGCGTAGGTTGCCCGTCCTATCACCACAGGCCGCTCCTGCTTTTCGTCCGGCTCGTCAGGCCCGAAGCCGTGATAGTAGGTCACGTTCACCTGGTCGCCGGTCTTGAGCCAGACGTCGGTATCTTCGTAGAAGGCTTCACCGTCAAGGTCGCGCCCCTTGATTGGGCCACCATAAGGCACGCCCAGTACACGCCAGCCCACGTCCTGGTATTCGCCGTCCGCTTTCAACCGCTTGTCTGCCTCTGTTATTTCACGCTCGACAAACTTGCCGTCCGGTATCTGTATCTTTATTCTTAGCTTATCCATTCTCAACCTCCTGTATTAATGCCCGCGATATGCTGTTTATCGCCTGTTTCCCGTATAGCTGCACGACCTGATTTGTCGTGATCCAGCCCGTTCCCCTGTGATAGCTGGTCTGCTTTGCGCTATCCTGCACAAGCCTTGCATAACTTGCATTATTGCCTACCACGCCGCGCCAGCCTGCGTTTTCCATTGATACCGCCCAGCGTTGCCCCAGCTTTTCACTGCCAGGGGATTGACCGCGACGGTAAGGGACTTCTATTTCGCCGGACTTCAATCTTGCAAAGAAGCCAGCCCTCATGCGTTGTGCCCTGGCGCTGTTGCCCCGCAGCATCAAGTTTGGACGGCTTGATCTGGCCGGGTATTTCGCTATTCGCCCCTTAATGTCCAGCGTGGCGGCGTAGATTGCATCCTTGACCCGCTGCATTTGCTCCAGCCTGGTCAGGCGTGCGATCAATTCTTCTGCGCCCTCAACACGAATAGTGGTCATTTCTCAAACACCCTTACGATTGTGGTCGGGGCGTGGCCATAACAGCCTGTGTTAGCACTGCTCTCAACCTCACACCATCCCAGACCCTCAAATACATCCTTATAATTTCTGGCCCATGACCGGATGCCGACAGGCTCCTCGTTTTCGATAACCACGATAAGCTTGTCTGCTTTTTCCGCAATCACTTCGTGCACCCAGTCTACATCCGGCGATAAGTGCTGTAATAGCCCTTGCGTAAAGATACAGTCATAATGCGCCATCGTCTTGATTGCGCTCTCAACCGTGTCGCAGGTGATCGCAACCCCATCAAGCGCCTGAAATTGTGAGCGCCCAACGTTGATAGCGTCTGGATTAATCTCAATGCCAGCCAGCCTGGTGTAGCCAGCAACCCGCAATCCTGCCAGGTTGCGCCCGGTGCCTGCGCCCAGCTCTATGATCGAACTGTCTTTTTTTAGGTATCTCGACAAAGTGCTGACAATCAGAGTTGTGATGCTATGCAAACCAAGATACCATTCCGGCCTGCAAACCATTTTGATACCTTCCGGCTCGTCGCTGTCATCAGGGTTACGCCAAAAGGCGTGTCGGTCAAAGGTCATTCCACCTCCGGTAATTCATATACCACCCAACAGCGGCAGCGTGGGTGCGCTGGCGGGTACTGCCCATCCGTGATCGGCTTGTCATGCTTCGGTCCACAAATCGGACATACCCGCTCGTCGTTTGCTGTTTGCCAGACCGGGACCATTGCAATGCCGCTTTCCTTCTGCAAACGCTCCACAATAGCACGTTCACCTTCAACGGCTGCCCTGGTCGTTTCTGTGACTGCGATCATATCGGCACGGACTGGAGAATAATATCGTTCTAAGTCCTCACGTAGTCGTCCCAAATTCCAGCCTTCTTCATAAAACCTCGGTATGATCTCATTCAGATGGTCATAGCGTGTATCAAACAATTCCTTGAGTATTTGCTCCGTATGCTGGCGTGCCCAGTTCGACGCCGTCACGTTGACCATGTCCCAGTTTACGCCTATGGCTATCTCCGCCATAAGCCCTTCGGCTTGCATCAGGAATATATCCATCATCAAAGGCTCAACATCGCCCTGAATCTCACGCCACCCATTCTGCCAGTACTCATTCGGCACGTTGGCGAGGCGTGGCGGATCACCCAGATACCCCAGCAGTTTATCGAGTTCTTTACGCAAATCACGCCCAACGACGCGGGCCAGCTTGCGCTCTAACTCTTCACGGTTCAAAACGTCCATTACAAAAGCCCCGTCCACTTTTCCGGTATTGGCTCGGTGATTGCTATGCGCTCGTCGTAGTCCGGCACGCCTGGAATATTGGTGAAGCGCTTCGGGTTCCGGTCAGGTGCAAACTTATCAAGGTTCACAAGATCGCTATCCCGCAGGTGAAACATCACTAAATCAGGGTCTATTTCTGCGTCACGATTGCACTTGTGAAAGCCATAGTTATAAATCACATGAACACGGGTCAAGATTGGCTTGTCGTAGTACGGGTCGTGATACCAGTATTTGCGCTGGTCAAGTATCTTTCCGCTGTGGTCAAGCGGTTGATCGTCCGGCATTTCAATGACGCCAAACCCATGCGTCCGCACAAGCTCACCTTCAAAGCGGCCAAGATAGTCGCCTAAATCCCTGTAACGCTCAGGGTTCGGGATAACGAACTCGTCGCCATCTACGAGCATCACGACATCGTAATTTTCAAGCCATCCTGCCAGCCGCTCATTCACAATATTGTCATAGCGCCGCCAGTAAAAGCGATCATCGTAAATCCATGTGATCGGTATTGCTTCGATGCGGTCAAAGTGCGGTGCATAGTACGCCTCGAAGCGATCCCACCAATAGGACACTTCAAACTTATGCGTAACCAGAAGTCGCCTGTCCGTCATTTTCTAAGGTCCTTGATAAACAACCGCCATTTGCGCTTCAGGTTGATATAAGTCATACTGGTCCGAAGCCACATCAGGAACACAAACAGCAATATCAAAGCCAGCAATATCTCAGTCATTCCACTCCTCATACCAGTCCATAATAATTGCCAGGGCGTTGTTATCTGCTCTGCTCGTTGCCCTGATAAGATAAGCGGTGTTTTGCTTTAACACAAAGTAGCTCTCGCTGTTCGCCTCTCCGCCCACCGCAACCCTACCGCCGGATGCCGATGCGCCAACCCCGGTTGTAATCGAGGTTGCTAAATACTTCTTCACGGGTAGCCCTCCCAGGCAATCGCACTTTCAAATATGCGCCTTACATCCTCAACCGCCTTGACACTCTCCAGCGCGCCGCTGATGGCCCCATGCAAACCAGCAGGGATAATGTCGCTCTCAAATTCCCGTAGCGACTTGCCTTCCTTGACCCGCTTTTCTGCAAAGCGCATCCAGCGGCCCAGCTCAACGTCAAGATCGCTCTCAGGTTCGTCGTCCCTCCGTTGTCTATCTTCTACCTGTTTTTCTAACAGCACCGCCGCCTGCTCTTCTGTCAATTCATAGCCCGCCATTTCAAGCGCAAGGGCGACGGGTAAACCAGCCTCAACAAGCTGATTAAGTAAGCCCGCACGCTGCCCCTCGTCGTCCTGGAATAACTCAAGCTCGTTGAAGGCAAACTCAAGGCGCAGCCCCTCTTTGTTAAGCAGCTGCTCTTCTAATGCCGCTTTAAACTTGGCCGCCCTGGGCATGATCGTGTCCTCATAAAACGACTTGCGATCCTCCTGGGCAGTGGCATAGTTGGCCGCCTCACTGTCCAACAGGGTCTGCTTTACCCCGAAGGCCACAGCGATATTATCTCTAGCAATATCATTCAGCTCGGGCAGTACCAGGTCTTTTAGCGGCGGTGTGAGCGTGGTTGGCGATATAGCCCCAGCCCTGACACCCAGCACCCTGAAGGCGTTTTTGATTGCTGTGGCGCTCTGCTTAAACCAATTTTCAATCCTTGAAATCTCGCCCTTGTCTGTGCTATCAATACCCAACAGGGTCACGGGCATTGCGCCGCCTTCGAAATACATCTCGGGGAATTTCGCCAGGGCATACAACAGCTTCACATCCACGTTGGCGGCTTTGGCAGCCCCAACACCGGGCAGCAAGTCTTGTGACGGGTCAAACTCAGCCAGGTAGAACATCTCGTAGTCAGACGCCTTGAGATCGTTACGCCATACCGCGCCGCTGGAGTTCTGCTTAATTTCCAGAACGCCCTTGTCATACTTGACCGCCATATCAAACGGGTTGCGATACATCACATCCTTTTGATAGCCAGAATTGTTACGCAGGATTTCGCCATAAGCAGCCCCGGCCAACAGAAGACTGGCCTCCCACTTCCACAACAGCTCGGTGATCGAAGTTGGATAAGGCCACTCCGTTTCTTCTTCTCCGTTGTATATCTTGACTGGCACGCTTGAGAGCGTGTCGCATCTGAGCTGCACCACGCGAAACAGGTACGGTACGGCCTTATATAAGTTGGCAACGTTATCCGGTACACCATCGTCTGTCAGGCGATTGAACCAGCCGGGCGTTTCTGTGATTGTTTTATAATTACTCGCCATCTATCCTCCTAAGCTCCAAACAACAGAACGCCGCGCTCTGTCATGTCGTAGGAATACGCATATCGCAGGGCGTCTATCCCATGATTGTGTTTATCAACTGGGATCGGCAGGCTCTCGCCCCACTTGTCTTTTTTCCAGTGATACTGCTCCAGCTCGTGTATGAAGTTCACACAGTGGCGATCTACAACGATCTTGTGTTTCTGAATCCACTGAATGCCATGCCGGATACTGTCAGGCCCCTTTAGTCCAGGGCGGGCGTCAATGCCATACTTCTTTAGCTCGTCAATACTCTTTGGCTCCGCACTGTCACACAATAGCGACCTGTAGCCAACGGACGCCTTGATATTTTCAGCAAGCGCCTCGTTATCCAGCCCCGTCTGATACAGCTCGTCCAGCACATAGATCACCTTGTGCTTTTTGTCATAGTGTGACTTGATATAAGCTGCCGGGTCGCTGGCATAACCGAAGTCCTGCCCATCACGCAGGTTGTCAAACTCGTCCACCTGGTCAGAGAGATCGACCACCTCCCAGTTTGTGAAGATAACGTCACCCAGCACGCCCCAATCGCCGAGCGTATACACTTTGTAGAAGTACTCGTCCTCTTCACTTTCCAGGTCGTAAATGTCCTGCTCGGTAAGAAAACGATTGTGGATATACCAGGTCTTCAGGATTGTCAGGTCATCGCTCTTGTATTCAGTCTGCTTATCCTGCCAGTTTACGCCCTTGAAATACTCTTCATAAATCCAGTGCGACTTGATAATCGGATTGAAAGATAGCGATAAGCGTTTCGGCAAGGCTGGGTCATCCGAGTAAACGTCCATACCGCGCATGCGCTTATTGAGCTGTGTTATGTCATCGTGTCTGGTTTCGGTTGCCTCTTCTACCCACACATCGGTGATCGCACCCTTGTCCGTTGTGATTGACTTCAGCTTTTCCACATCGTCAAGCCCGGCAAAGATCGCCTGGTATCCATTGCGGCAGGTAATGACCATTTCACTTTTGTTGACACTGAACAGCGGTGACAAATTCCAGTTGCCAATCAGCTTTTCAATTTCCTTGAACACAGAATGCCGAATGGTCTTGGCGATTGCTCGCAGGATCAAATAGTTTCGTCCGCCATTCATCAGGTCGATCACCGCACGCTGGCACAGGAACACGGACTTACCCGAACCCGAACCGCCATAGAATATCTGTGTACGTGTGTCGTCAGCCAAGTAGGGAATATAAACGTCGTTGAAGACGTTCTTTTTTACATCGACCTCAATCGGCTCAGTCGCTAATGCTAACAATTATCTTGCCTCCATCAGCACCCGTCACTTCACGCCGCTCACGTGGAACGAATTCGTCGTCCATAACCTGAAGCCACCACTTTGACATCTGAATATCGTTTTTCTCAATTGCCTTGATAATGTTATTGCGGGCTTTATCTGTAATCCGGTTGCGCTCCTCTTGCCAAGCTTCGTTTATAGTCGAGTATTCGTCTATGTATTTTTTCGCAGTATGCCAAGAACAGCCAACTTTGTCAGCAATAGCAGAAATAACACCGCCGGTGTTAGGAATTGCTTTTATAAATTGCTTTGCCGAATAACTTGCCAAGACCTACCCCTTCGTCAATTTTCGCGTTCTATCCGTTCCCAATCGTCAAGATCATAAATAATCACCTTTACCATTCGCCGGTTAGCCTGCACCTGCGAAAGGGGTGTCAGATACACGTTAGCGTCCTCACCAGCCCCAAGCTCGAAACGGGGTGACCCATCTGCCATCGTCTTTACGCGGATAATCTCACAATCTATAATTGCAATCGGATCAGGTGTGGTCATAATCGTTTCGGTGGGGCTGTTGGGTGAAAGGAGTAAAGCCCCAACAGCCCCACGCCCTCGGTGACCAGACCCAGGTCATGCGTCCAGTTTGTCGTCAACAGCATCCTGCCAGTTCTCAATGTCCTCAAGCCTGCTCTGGTAGTTTTGCGTGCAAGTTTCGAGTACTGATACCCTGTCTTCAAGGGCCTTCAATTTGCCAAATAGCTTGGCCAGTATCACGCTCACCGAAGCAGGCTCAAGGTCATCCATTGCCGCTCAATTTCGCCAGCTTCTGCTCAAGACACTTGATCCGCTCTGCCAATTCCTTGTTGGTCTTGACCAGCCGGTCATTCTGCACCTTCAAGCGCCCAAGCTCTTCGTGGAGTTGCTGATTTTCTGCCGTTAGCTTTTCTATGATCATGTCACGTCCTTCGATGTCGGCTTCTAATAACTCCACGCGGGCGTTCAGCTTGTCAATGCGCGCTTCAAGGTGTGTGGTCAGGGTCGCAAAGCTGGCCGTGCTGGCTTCTGTTCTAACAGCCTGCGCTTGGACTTCGATAGCACGCGCTTCAGCCTTGACCTTGCACGATTGAAAATAGCCGGACACAACTGCTGTTAATACCGACGAACC